ACGATCAGAGAGATCTCTGAGGAGTTCCCTCATTTTGAGTCTATCTCTGCTGAGGTTGTTGCTGATACTGCACCTGATATGATTGATCAGGCACAAGTATTCAAAGAAATGAAGAACGTTACTATCAAAGTACCTTGCACAGTCGAAGGACTTAAAGCATGTAAGGCACTGAGAGGTGATGGATTCACTACTAATGTTACTCTAGTATTCTCTGCATCACAGGCCATTCTTGCTGCAAAAGCAGATGCAACTTATGTGTCTCCCTTTGTTGGAAGACTGAATGACAATTCTTTCTCTGGTGTTTCCTTAGTGCAAACTATTTCTCAAGTTTATCGTGAGCATATGGTTCGTACAAATATTCTATCCGCATCTCTCCGTGATGTTCATCATGTAGGACGTTGTTTTGCTGCAGGTTCGGAAGTGTGTACACTGCCAGTCGGTGTTTTTGATAAGATGTTTAATCATATATTGACAGATAATGGACTGGAACGTTTTCAAAAAGACTGGGACTCAATCAATGGCACTCTCTGAATCTGTAGAACAATCATTAAAAGATGCAGAATCAAATCTGCGTAATGCATTAGCTTTTGCTGCAAGACATGAAGATCCTCATGTAGCCGTGACTATTTCTAAAATGATTGCAAACATCGAACAACTTATTCAATTGGATAAGATGTTTGATAATATGGAAGACCTTTTTAAAAACAAAGAATAGGAGGTTTTATGTTTACTATTTGGGGTAAAGATAAATGTGGACTTTGTAGAAAAATTATCATGGTTCTTGAACTACTTGGAAAAGATTTTGATTACCTAGTTCTTGATGATGATTTTACGGCAGAAGAATTTACTGCTAAGTTTCCTGGCAAAATCCAGTTCCCACAAGTGGAGATGGATGGAAAACACATCGGGGATTGCCAAGAGACGATAGAATACTTGAAGGAACATCGTATTCTAACATGAAAAACGATGGGGATCTCCACATAAATAGAGGTGTGGATCTTATGCTTTCAGGAGGCCATTCCGAAAAAAAGACAGAAAAGAAGACTTGGGAAGTCCATTTCGGAAAGTTAATCTCTCTTTTCCACCGAGAGATTCATTTTTTTATACAGATTTCCTTTGATATAAAAAAGAAGTAACGCCCGTGGGAGGAAAAGGACATGGAAATTACATTAGTTGCAATTTTTGTCATGCTCAGTGTGATGTTCTTATTGATTGGTGGTATAATTGGTTGGTTGTATCAACAACATCAGTTTTACACCGCAACACCCGCCCTCCATCCTGAGATGTTTGACGTAAATGGTAATGTTATTCCTGATGAAATTTTAGCCGTGAGGTTTGAAAACAATTATGACGACTACGAAGAGATCGACGACGCGGAAACCTAGATCCACGTCTACGACAACTAAGAAAAAAACGGGACCAAAGACTATCAAAGTTCAAAAGATTGAACTGCGACCAAACTCTTTGGTCCATGAAATTCTTGGGGCTGTTGTTCAAGAGAGAACTAAAGCTAAGAAGATTCAGATTCTCCAACAACATGGAGGAGACTTTCTAAAAGCTCTGTTCATCTGGAACTATGATGAGACAGTTGTCTCAATGATTCCTGCAGGGGATGTACCATACCAACCCTTGACTGAGGAAGCTGCTCCTGACCCTGTAAGAGGGGTTCCACAACGATCCACCTTGAGGAATGAGTGGAAACGTCTTTACAATTTTGTTAAAGGCGGAAACGATGCTCTCAATAAAATTAAACGAGAGACTATGTTCATCAACATGCTTGAGTCTTTGCATCCTGAAGAGGCAAAGATCCTTTGTTTGGTTAAAGACAAGAACCTTGAGAGTACATACGCTATCAAGAGGGAGATTGTCTCTGAGGCATATCCAGATATCCAATGGGGAGGAAGAAGTTGAAAATCTTACACGAAAATTGCGAAGCAAAAATGGCAGAAGATAGATCTCTGCCATACACTGCTTACCTAGTTGAATACGAAGCTGAGGGTAAGAAACGGTTTGATTTGGCAATTAGTAGTAAAATGGTTGAGATTTTTGATTACTACTACGATAAGTATGGTAAAGTATTAAACATGACTCAATCAAATGGTAGAGTCAACCCTAAACTGTGGGGTAATTCTGAGAAAAAGTCTAAGAAAAAATGACTGAAGACAAAAATTTGAAAGTCGGTGCCAAGATTGACATCGAACAGATGAAAAAATTGAACAAGACTTACAAGAAACTAAAGAAGTATATGAAGTCCAGCCTCTTCGAGATTCGTAGTATGGATGGCACTGAGAATACTATTTCTAAAATCCTTAAAGATTATGGACCAGAGAGTCAAACCAAAAGTGAAGACAACACCACAGAACGTACAGGAGGCTAACGAGTCCCTCTTCTACGCAAAGATGAATCTACCTAACGCGGCAGATCATTGTGGAATGACCCTAAAGGAAATGAAACTAACCTTTTGGGAATTTTTGAAGTACAACCCGCCAACGTATGAAAACTCAGATACTTGATGGGTTCCTTGATCCACAGGACTTTAACATTTTAGAAGAACAAATCATGGGAATAAATTTCCCATGGAATTATAATGAGGGCATTGTTACTCCTGATGATGGTAGATATCAATTCACCCATGGTTTTTATCGGGATTATGAACCTAGAAGTCCGTATTGGTCGTTAGTGCAACCAGTATTCAAAGGATTGAATGCTTCTTCTGTGATTAGATGTAAGGCAAACCTTACTGTTAGAACTGAAGAACCTCAACTCAATGACTTCCATATAGATTTTCCTAATTGTATTACTGCCATTTTGTACATGAATACAAATAATGGCTATACAATTTTCCGTGATGGTACTAGAATAGATAGTGAATCAAATAGACTTGTAGTCTTTGATTCTAATTTAGAACATGCTGGTGTTACTTGTACTGATACAAACAGAAGAGTAGTCATCAACTTTAACTTCAACATTTTTGAAGGTGTACCACAATGAAGAGAGACAAACTCAAACTCCTAATCAAAAACCTCGAAGTTTTGCTAGAGGAGATTAAAACAGAAGTGTATGCTGATACAGAAGCATACCTACGAAAAGAATCTGACTTTGGATTTAGATATGAAGGCAGAGACGACGATGACGGTTATCCAGATTAATTATGAGTGCAAAATTAGTTAGTGTTACTCCCGATGCGGAGCAGACCATGGCATACATTGCCAGAGTCAGCAATCCAGACAATCAGGAAAATGAAAAGTATGCAGGACTGTTGAAGTATTGCATCAAACATAATCATTGGTCTGTGTTTGAACAGTCTACGATGACTCTGGAGATCGAGACTACAAGAGCGATAGCGGCTCAAGTGCTACGCCATCGCTCGTTCTGCTTCCAAGAATTTTCTCAACGGTATGCAGAGAGTACAAAGTTAGGTGAGATTCCTCTACCTGAACTTCGTCGCCAAGATGATAAGAATAGACAGAATAGTATTGATGATTTGGATGATGAGTTAGTTGACAAACTACAACGTCAAATGAAGACTCTCTTCAGTAGTGCAGAGGCATTGTATGAACAGATGCTTGGAGCAGGCGTTGCTAAGGAGTGTGCTCGAATGGTATTGCCATTATGCACGCCAACAAAAATCTACATGACGGGATCATGTCGTTCATGGATCCACTATATAGAATTACGTTCCGCACATGGAACACAGAAGGAACACATGAAGATCGCTGAGTCATGCAAGGCAATCTTTTGCGAACAGTTCCCTACAGTTGCTGAAGCATTGGAGTGGGTTTGATGGCAACATATCCTGTAAAGCATAAAGAAACTGGTGAGACCAAAGAAGTGAAGATGAGTATTCATGAATGGGATCAGTGGAAAATTGATAACCCAGACTGGGAACGTTACTTCACACCAGAAAACACCCCAGGCGTGGGAGAAGTGGGTGAGTGGAGAGACAAGATGTCTAAGTCACACCCGAGTTGGAATCAGGTTCTCAAAAAAGCTGAGAAATCTGCAGGTATCCGAGGTCGAATGAACAAACTATCACGTTAACTATGCCAAGAAGGAAAAGAAAAACTGACGATCCCATCGGTGTGGGAATGACAGCAAAACAAATGCGTCGTAAGAAACCAATCAACAGTGATATGTTGGTTGACATTGAACCTCTGACTGATAATCAGAAAGTTCTTTTTGATCATTATGACTCAGGTAAAAACATCTTTGCTTATGGTGCAGCTGGTACAGGTAAAACTTTTATCAGTCTGTATAAGGCATTGCAAGATGTACTTAATGATGATACTCCTTACGAGAAACTTTATATTGTTCGTTCTCTAGTTTCTACTAGAGAGATTGGGTTCCTTCCTGGCGACCATGATGACAAGGCTGCCTTGTATCAAATACCATATAAAAATATGGTGAAGTATATGTTCGAGATGGCAACAGATGCTGATTTCGAAATGTTATACGGTAATTTAAAAACTCAAGAAACTATTTCATTCTGGAGTACATCTTTTATCCGTGGTACTACATTGGATAATTGCATTGTATTAGTAGATGAAATGCAAAACTTGAACTTTCATGAATTAGATAGTATAATTACAAGAGTTGGTGATAACTGCAAAATTATTTTCTGCGGTGATGCCACTCAGACTGACCTTACTAAATCAGCCGAGAAAGATGGAATCATAGATTTCAAAAAGATTGTCGAAGTCATGGAAGAAGACTTCGGAGTAATTGAATTTGGATTGGATGATATTGTTCGTTCTGGGCTTGTAAGGAACTATCTGGTTACTAAACTTGCTCTTTCTTTATGAATTTTACACATCTAGATAAGTTAGGTGACTTTGATCTAGACGCCAAAACTATCGATGGTGTTAGGTACTACACGACTCCCTCTGGGAAGCCGATGCCTTCCATTACTTCCATCACTAGTTTCTATAATAGAAAAGTTTTCCAAGATTGGAGAGCTCGAGTGGGAGAAGAGGAAGCAAATCGTGTTTCTAGAATTTCAACTACAAGAGGAACTAAGTTTCATGATCTGGTAGAAAAATATCTTCTCAATGAAGATGTTAAAAAGTCGAACCCACTTCCCTCCACGATGGCATTGTTCGTCGCGGCAAAGGATTCTTTGAACAACATAAATAATATACATGCACTTGAGAAGTCACTTTATAGTGACTACTTTGGAATTGCAGGACGAGTAGATTGCATTGCTGAGTACAACGGTGAACTCGCAGTGATCGACTTTAAGACTTCAAAGAAGATTAAACCTGAGAAGTGGATTGAACAATACTTTGTTCAAGAAACTGCATACGCTTGTATGTACTATGAAATGACAGGTGAAATTGTCAAAAAAATCGTCACTATTATGGTGGCAGAAAACGGAGACTGTGTTGTTTATGAAAAGAAAAACAAAGGTGACTATATTAAACTTCTTACCAGGTACATTAAAGAATTCGTCACTCACAAACTCGGAGAGTATGGATAAAGAAGTAAATGACCTACTCAAGGAGAAGTTTTTGTGCCAAGGCAAATTTAGTCAAGACATAGAAAATCTTGTACTCAACTCTGAGTTAAATTACATTGAGGCAATCGTAAGTTATTGCGAGGAAAATAATATTGAGTTAGATTCTGTGTCTAAACTTATTTCAAAGCCTTTAAAGGAAAAACTCAAGAGTGAAGCAATGGAACTAAACTTCTTAAAGAGAACGTCGAAAGCAAAATTACCCCTGTAACCATGGGATACCAAGACGACCTGTTTAATCATTTTCCAGAAGAATTTCCCGAGGAAGATGATGGTTGGAGAATGGAAATGCGAATGGGAATTTGGGAGGTCAAGGCCTTACTAGGTATCGTTCAAGGATACCTAGAATTATGGCCTGGATATCCCAGAAGACCTCGCATGGAACAAGAATACTTGAAACTTCTTCGTGACAGATTGTTTGGCATCGTTACGGAATATAATTTGGAAAAACAATTCCCTGATTTTAAAGGATCTTTTGAGATTGATGAAGAGGATGAATGAAACCTTTTGATGTGTATAAAACATATCTCTCTTACAAAAATCATTTTACTAAAGAGAGTTATGACTTCTTCAAGTATAAAGGTAAGACTAGAGCAAACGAATCCACTTTTAAGAAAAGAAAAGATCGGTATTTCTTTGAAAGAATGTCAAGAAAGAAATCCGATCAAGAAATTTTAGATTATTTTACTGCCAGTTTTAGTCAGGCGGAGGATCCCCGTACAGTGTGGATCGGTCAGATTATAGACAATGGTGATAAAAGATATAAAGAGTGGTCAGATAAAATGAAGACGCTTCCGTCCATGTTTGGAACAGAGGCGTCTATTTTTCTTGCAAATAAGGACTTTGATTCTTTATTTTCAAGTAAGAATGGTAAACATCCAGAAGTGTTGAAAACACATCTGAAGAATGCCATTTCTATTGAAACTATGGTACTATTGGATATGATCCTTGGATATGCCAAGAACTTTGATTCTATGCTGATTGACCCAGTGTGGGAAACCGTCAGTTTCAAAATTAGGAAGTATAAACCCTTCCTAAATATTGACATCCAAGGATATAAAAAGATTCTACGGGAGAGTGTGGTTTGAGTAAGTTTTTCAATTCACCAGTGGTTCGTGCCGCTGTAACCGAGTTAAACGAAATACAAGATGAGATGCAGAAAGCAATGTTTAAGCATCCTGCATCTTTGACAGAAGAGGATCGACAACATCATCTCGATCTAATGAGATCTCTCCTAGAAAAACAAAAACTCTTTTACACACGCCTTAAACTGTCGGATGATCCCAAGGCGATGGAAATGAAAGAGCAGATTGTGGAATCTGCCAAGTTCCTTGGTTTGAAAGAGGATCAACCTATCGAGTCATTCTTTGATGGCCTCACCAAGGTGTTGGATAGTCTTGAAGAGAGACTTGACGACCCTAATTCATGGGATGAGGTTGACGACGAGGAGGATTGACAGTATAATAAACAAGTTCAATACACACAATACGAACAAATACGGAGAAAATACAAATGTCTTTTGCTAATCTGAAGAAACAATCTAAGGCTGGTTCTCTCACCGATAAACTGATGAAGAAGGTGGAGAAACTTAATGAGAAAGGTGGTAGTGCTGACGAACGTTTCTGGAAACCTGCGGTAGATAAAGCAGGAAACGGTTATGCAGTTATTCGATTCCTCCCTGCACCTGAGGGATGTGATCTTCCATGGGCACAACTGTGGAGTCACGCTTTCCAAGGTCCTGGCGGATGGTACATTGAGAATTCCCTTACCACTCTGGGTAAACAGGATCCTGTCTCTGAACACAATCGTGTTCTTTGGAACAGTGGGTTGGATGCAGACAAAGAGGTTGCTCGTAAACAGAAACGCAAACTGTCTTACTATTCCAACATCTATGTTGTGAAGGACTCTGCTAATCCTGAGAATGAAGG